GTTAGTGCCTAGTTCTACAATAGTTGCAGAACCGTTCTCTGTAAAGAGACGCTTATCTGTTACATTAACCGCTAACTCGCCCTGAACTAAGTCTGATGATGTTGGGACAGCTGAGGCGGTAGAGCTGTTCTTCGTAATAATAGTCGTAGTCATAATCTACCTTAATAAACCTCTGAATTAAAAACAGGGGAGGCTCCGAAGAACCTCCCCAGTTAACTTAGTCCTTACGCATTAACGTTAAGGATAAAACCACCTTCTGGGCGAAGAACCTTCACACCATACAGATGATCAGCAGTGTACAAGTTAGAAAGCCATTCTTGCTTGTACTGAGTCTGAGAACGAACACCCATCTGCTCAGCAAGAACAAAAGCGTCCCTGTGGAGAAGAAGTGCTGCTTTCAGATCATTGGTGTTAGCAGTGTTATCCGCTGCGGCTTCAGAAGTAGCGCAGTTAGTGGATACGTAAATGTCAACACCGTAGATGTTACCAATCAGACCGTTCTGTACAGGCTGACCACTTACGAAGTCAGAAGATACATAACGATCAACACCCATGATAGCGTTACGCAGTGAAGGAGGAATAACAAACGAACGATTGTCGAAAGGCACGTCGTTGTCGTCCATCTTCTGCAACAAGGCACGGAAGCCAGCGTCTGTAAAGACATCGCTAGCACTTACCGTGTCTGCGGCGTATGCGGTCAGGCCAGTAGAGGCGTCAACGTAGTAAGAAGCAGTGTTAACATAAGTACCGCTTGCGTTACCAAGATTGACAGCAAGACCGTGCAGGTCTGAGTCTACTTGCTTAGCCAGAGCATAACCAGCGTCTTGAGTATAGAATTGACGGAGTGAAGACAAGGCCTGTACGTCGGTGATGTCTTCGATCAGTCGTGAGTATTCAAAGTGCTTGTCGATTACGACTTGTACTTCGCTCTCAGTAGCATTTTGAATGCTAACTGCTGTGTTGGCAGTCTTAGCAGTCGCCGAACCACGAACGGGAGCAGGAATATGGACAGTATCGCCCTTCTTACCTACCATGCTCATTTTTTTGACGAGGGGCGCGAGTACGAGTGAATTTTCGTAGGCCGCGATGACCTCGTCCGACCAAATTTCTGGGATAAAAGTAGCTGCGCTAGTATTATCCACAGCATTAGTCATACTGGGGTATACAGACTTAGTAGTCATAATAATCTCTTCCTATAAATGATTATTTGACCCTTCCTTCGGCATAAGCCCTCATTATCTCATCCTGAAGAGCTTCGTACCGACTAGGGTCGTTACGCATTAGTTTAATAATGTCTGCTCTGCGGAAGATTTTCTTACCCTTCTCACTACTGCCAGAAGCGTTTCCAGTAGAAGCGTTTCTGACTGTATTGGCCCTGCTTTGCTTTTCTACGCTAGCCGTCTGAGTTACCAAAGCCTTTCGATCTTTCCAAAGACTAAAGATTTCATCAGCTGCTTCGTAGTCGTAGTTACGATCAGCCTCGGACAGTAACTTAGTCCTAAAGCTGCTTTCCTTCACCCAATTCAAGAAGGCTTCATCCTGTAAGATTTCCTTCATGTCAGGATGCTTCTGCGCCAGTATGTTCTGAGCAGCAGACTGCTTCATGGTTATCGAAGCCTTTTGAGCCTCTACAACCGCTGGGTGTTTCTCAATCGCTTTCTGAATAGCTTTCTCAGGGTCAGAGAAATAATCAATCTCTTCCTCATCGACAGTTTCTTCTCTTTTGGATTGAGACATTACAAACTCGTCTACAACCTTCCGTAGCTCGCCTACCTCGCTAGACTGCCTCCCTAGAAGCTGTTCAGCCTCTTGGTGCATCTTAACGACTTCAGCGATAGACTTACCCTGATATTTGTCGGGGATGTCTGGTGCTTCTTCTACCGGCTCTGTAGTTGTCTCCTGTATAGGAGCTACAGTACTTTCCAGTGTTGGTTGAGATTCCTCTGATGCTTCCACATCATCGTCTTCATGTCGTCCAGTGTCAATTAGTGTAGCCATTATTACTCCGTGATCTAATCATTATGGAGAGTGGTAAAGCGACGTGGTTACTCGCCGTTCTCTTTACGCTCTTGTTGTATCTTTTGCTGCCTATTCTTAGCCCACTTCATTGTAGCGCCCGGAAAATTACCGGATAAGGGGTCTAAGGAACTGGCAACAGCCGAGACAATTCTAGTTGCCTTGCCTTCGCAAGTTGAACATACTGCTTCCCTGATCTCTTCGTCAACATAGCTATCAGTGACGTGTCCATCAGGACAGATGAACTCATAAATTCGTCTAGCCATTGGCTGCTTCCTCGTTATTCTTGACAGTTTCTTCAAGATTGAGGATTGAGCCAATGATATTTAGTTGTCCTTTACGAAATTGAAGGTCTAAATCGTCTTTAGTGCTCAGTACTGAGTTTATGATCTTAGCGTTGTTTTCTAGTTCCTCTAACAGCGACTTCCAACCGTCTGTAGTGAACATCATACGCAAGTCTTCGTAGTACTTTTCGTCGTCTGTCATGTCATTCTCCTTGTTGGTGAC